ACGGTGCCGCTTCCCAATAGTCAAGTCTGGATTCGTACTGCTGCCTTATCCATTCCACGGCAGCAAGACGACCATCTTCTGTCAGTTCAAATATCTCTGTTGTCTTATCTTCTTCCTTAACAGCACATGAAGCATATGGCCCGCGCCACACGCACGCAGAAAGCTTTAAATCAGGCTTTTCTCCTGTCTGCTTAAGCATATATCTCATTCCATTGTGCTGTCCTGTATACACACCCTTGTATTTGAAGAAATTAAGTGGCATTATTCCATTCGGATCAATCATTGCCATCACCTTCCACACCATTATTATTCTTTATAAGCTTCTCATTATAAAATGCGCCACCTAAATACATAATTCCTATTACAACCGGAAGGCATATAAGAATCAGCATGTTACCAGTTATTGAATACTTAGATACCACAAATACTATTATTAAATCAACAACTCCTGCTATAGTCATAACAATTCCATAAACTTTGATTTTATTAACTGCATCAACAGCACCTATGTTTGTCATTCCATAAAATCCAGCAATTGCAAAGTAAACTCCTTCCACAATAACTGCTATAAATGCTATATTCAGCAGCTTGACAACCATATATAATGCCTTTCCCTGCTCTGTTGCTGAAAATGAATATAGCTCTGACATAATATAAAATGCATAAAATGCCATTATAATTCCCATCGTTACCGCAAGCATTGATGCTAATTTAAGAATTCTGCACTTTGACTTTTCTGTTACTACGCTCATGTTCTTATCTCCGTTTTCTGATGATTAATGATTATAACATGGGATTGGGGATTTTTAAAGGGTGGGATGTATAGCACGAGTCCATTATGTATTGATTATTCTTTATTATTAACCCTCTGTGTATTCTCATCTATATCTTTATAACCATACTTTTCATCCCGGTATGAAGCTAATTCTGCATCGTAATCTGTAATATTTCCCTCTTTTATCATTTTTAATAATTCTTCTAGTGCTTGTTCTTTTGACATTGTGTTCTCCTGTATAAACCCATTACAGCTATCTTATAAATAAAAAAGCATAATTATTATTGGATGGGCGGTGTATCCATCATCTCAGGTACTCCGAGGAGTGTGTCAGGAACCATTTCCGACCTCAATAATAACTATGCTAATCAACAATATATTCTTTTGAGCAAAAATATACACACCATTTATTTCAATAATTCTACAGCTCCCTTAAATACAGTAATTATCATAACTTTCATTAAGGTCATAAGGAGTTATCTGGTATACATAATAATTTTGCTTATTGACGTTTCTTGGCACTTCTGAAACGCGCATGAATACTGACACTCATTAATACATAACACCAATTAGATGTGTTATACCACCAATGAATCCCCAATAAATGTAACTATTTTAGAATTTTTCTCAACCGATTCATTGTAATGTTTCTCTGTAATGTTATCATTTTCATTCTCAATGTTATCATACAATTCTGAAAATTTGTCCATTTCATTTACCATATATGACGGCATAACCTTAGTGTATAAATCCATAGTCATTTGTAATGTAGCGTGTCCTAAATAACTTTGAACTGTCTTCGGTTGAATTCCCGCTTCAAAGCAACGAGTAGCAAAAGTGTGTCTAAAACAATGTGGTGAAAATGTCTCCATTTCATCTAATGTGTCTCTTGTAAGATTAATCTCATCCACAATCTTTTTTATTGAATCACATACTGTCTGTGAATTCAAAGGTGTATTAAATTTAGTTGTAAACAAGAATTCCTTAAACTCATCTCTTGGAGTTTTGCTTTTAGGTGCTTTTGATGTTATTACCATCTTCTGCACATATTGTCTTTTTAATGCCATTTCACATTGTTTATTGATTGGTATACTTCTTTTGCTAGTTTTTGTCTTAGGCTGCTCAATATGAAACTCTTTCTGAATATCATCATCATACTTCTGATACACTAAAGTTCTTTTGACATTAATAACCTTTTTATTCCAATCAATATCTGACCATTTAAGTCCTGCAAGTTCCCCAATTCTCATTCCTGTTGTTACTGCTACAACATAAAGATTATCGTAGAAAGTTCCTTTGCAACAATCAAAAAATATAGATTGTTCCTCTACTGACAAAACCTTAATATCCTTTTCTTCATCTCTTTTTACAGAAATACCTTTTACTGGATTCTTACATAAATATTCGTTTACAATTGCCTTATTAAGTATATCTAATAAGATAATTCTCACCTTATTTTTTGTTTCAAATCCATATCCTTTATTATCAAGCTCTTTCAATCTTTTCTTAATATCAATCTGCTTAATATCCTTTAGATACTTATTTCCCAAATAAGGTGAAATATGTTTCTTGTATATCTGATTATAATGTCTCTTAGTGTCTGGTCTTATCACATCATACTTACAAACATTCATCCACTGGATATACCAGTCATCTAATTTTATGTTCTCTCGAATGTTAATTTCTTTTTCATTCTCATAAAAAGATTCATTATATCTTTTCTTAACATCCTTGAGATCGTAACCTGAAAATGATATTCGCTTACCAAATCTATTAGTAAATCGTGCTTCATATCGACCATTTTTTCTTTGGACAATTCCCTGTCCAAGTTCTTTACCCTTCAAGTCTTTACCCATATAGCCTCCTGTGCATACAAATAAAGACTTTCACTGATACTATTAATCGTATCATATGAAAGTCTTTCAATCAATCAAATATAATGTTTACTTTCTATAAATTTCTCAAACTCATGTCTCTTAACAAGGTGCTTGTTTCCCACCATAAATAAGAATGGACATGCTTTTTCCTTCAATAAATTCCTTATATTTTTCTCACCGATTCCAGAATACTTTGCTGCCTCTTCAACTGTAAGATTCAGCTTTAGCCAAAACGGTATCTCTGTCTTAGTTTCTGATATATTAATAATTACTCTTCCTTTCTGTCATCAATGCTAACCACATTACTTTCTTTCTCTTCACGATCCTTAACCATTGACTTAACAATGCCATTAATATCAATATTTTCTGCATTAACAGTAGCTTTTTCTATTGCTGGTAATACATTAACCAGTTTATCTAATGTTTCTTTATCCATTGCATCTATATTGGCAAATGAATTTACAGCATTTGTTATTGATTCCATGAACTCATCTAATCTATCTGGCTTTAATACAAGTTCTCTTACCACCTGTAACAGCTCCGATATCTCATCTGAATATCCATTATAATTATGTTTTCTATAATCAATTGCTTCATCACAAGCATGTTCCAGCTCATTATATTCATCTCTTGGAATACTCTTAACAATATCATTAAGCAACTCTGTATTGTCTTTCATAAATATCTCAAGTTTATCTAAGCTGAACTCATCGCCTTCAAATATATTAATATCTGTATAATACTTAACAAGACAGTAATTAAAGATAGGCTTTCTTAATACTGTGGCATACCCTACTGTTGGCGATACTACCATTCCTGCAACTTCCATGATAAAACTTGTCTTCTGACTAAGTGATAATTCACTTTCAACCTTACACTCTAACTTTCCACCGTTCATATTATAAAATGATTTTCCCATTATTCCTTGTTTCCTCCATTGACTTTTTTATTAATCCTGATATCTTCTTATCAGTTGTATTCTTCTTAATATTCAAATAATTGTTATTATATTTTTCCTTACTCTCAGCGTCAGCCTTTGTTTTAATATCTTCAATAACAGGATTCTTGTAAAAGACAAAACATCTCTTGTTATACTTATCAACACCTGTTCTTTTAAGCATGTATCCATAGCCTACTTCTATGATCTGCTTTACGGCTTTAATATTTCGAGTAATTATAGTCTCCTTCTTAGGTTGATTGATATAATCATCAAAATCATTCCAACAATCATCAACGCTTCTGTCACATTTCATATCATGTTCTGCCAGAAACTTTTCATATACAGAAGTGACCTTATTACTCTTCTTGAATTTATATATAGGATATTCATGGCTGGAAACACTGATAAGATTCTTTATCTGTCCAGCCTTTATAATTTCTTCAAATAATTTTACTGATTCAAACTCTAATACTTCCATTTAACCCTTTCTAGTCTGAAAATATGCTCTGATATAATGCATGTGTCTTCTTTAAAGCTTCCAATTTATTTTCAAGTTCTTTCTTCATTTCCTGTGTTTCTGCTATTAATGCCTTAAATTTAGCCTCTTCTTGTCTAACATTCTTTATTGTACGATTCAATATATTATTAGGCATATTTGCAAATCTCTTAGATTCTTCTACTTGCAGTTTCATTTCCTGATTTTCTGCTTTCAAATCCTGATTCTGTTTTTCAAGTAATTCAATTCTTTGTGTTAATATTAAAATCTGTTTATCTTTATTCATTTTTTTATTCCTTTCCATCAAAATAAGACGCACTCCATTACAGAATGCGTCTTTGTAATCTTGGTTAATATTTATTTGTTAATATAATAAAAGAGCAGGAGATTAGTCCTGCCTTGTTTGAAATTAGGGACCTCGTGAAAAGCCCTTATTTTAAGCATTTTTACAATATTAATATATAAAAAATGCTATTTTAATGACCACGTTATTTTTCATCCAGTTTAAATGATTTTCTAAAAGCCTTATCAAATTCATCCCAAGTATCAAAGGCTCGCATCATATTTATTAATGATATTAAATGTTTATCTAAATAATCTATACCAGTTGTTTCAGTTAAAAATTGATGATGTTTGTATCTCCTACGATGAATTTTTTCATCAATAGGATTTTTTCTCTGTAATTCCTCTAAAACTCCTTCTGGCATTAAATCGTAAACCAAATAATTTGTAAGTTTACCTACTAAAGGAGTTCTCGCATTTCCATTATAATCCCATCCTTTCAGCCTATACATCTCTTCATAAAATTCATTAGGGAATCGTTTTGTCCAAGGAAGATATTCTTTTCTTACAAACTCAGCCAAAAGTTTTTGTAATTCATCTTTTTTCCTAAGTTCTTGATATCCTGTTACTTCATCAATTAATGCAACAATACCAGTCTTTGCAAATGCGGACATTATTGCTAATAATTTATCAGCTAATTCTGATTGTTTTTCCCAACCATCTCCATTGAAAACACCCGCATTTTTAGCAGATATGTATGCCTTGCATAAATCTACAAATAAAGTTGCATCAAAAGGTATGAAAGAAACTCGATATCCTTTTATTTTATACAATTCATTATTATTTGCTTTTCTTACCCATTCCTTTAAATCATCTGAGAGATAAGATTGTAAGTAGTTAGTGTTTAAATTTCTAAGTAGTGCAACTGAACCGCTTCCAGATAATCCTAATGCTCTTGCAGTTCCACGAAGTGAAAGAAGCCTTTGTCCATCATCAGTCACATAACAATCAATTGAAATATTATCATTAATTTCCCATTGACCATAACTTATAACTTTAATATTTTCGTTTACCATTAAATTATCAGCCATATATCTTCTCCTTTATTGATTTTATATCAATATTATACGACAAGATATTTTATTTTTCTACAACATTTTTTATTTTAATAGACGCATCAGCCGTAACCAATGCGCCCATAATATTATTTCATATATCTACGAGTAGATAATGAATTTCGACCTAAGAGCTGATTAGAATTAATCTCTCCAAGGATTTTCTGTATCTTTGAGTTTCCTGCCAGTTCGTTAGTAAGCTGTCGTGTAAAGTCTTCTGGATTGTCTGTGACAACCTTATCAACATTAACATTAATGCCACCAATATCAACTGATTTGTTTGTTGAAACTGGGGTAATATCAGGTAACTTAGCACCAAGGTTATCCATGTACATATTTGGTGTTGTGATACCTTTAGAAAGATTCCAAAGTTTTTCAACTTGGTCTTTGTTAAATACTGTATCGCCAGCATCCAACTTACGAAGAGTACCATACTTCTTCGAGAAGATTACTTCTGAACCAAGACCTTCTTCATCTGTAAGTGTAAGACCGCCTGTTGCTGATTTAGTACCTTTTTTAAGTCCATGACTTTTGAGGTAATCTAACATGAATACATTCTGATCGTAACTTCCTGTATATTGTCCATCACCGCCCATTTGATCATAATACTGTGAACGAGCACCAAATGAACTTGCGAAATTGTTCCACTTGAGCCTGTCAACCACACTCTGATCTATGTTCAATAAATCACGAGGATAGTAATTTTCTTCGTATATCCAATCAACGCCATCTCCACCACTAGAAGAATCACTATCTCCACTGCCAATATTATCCCAATCATAATCAGGTTCACTATAATCACTTGATGAAGAAGAGTTGGATTCAGTAGCTTCTTGTTGTCTTCTCTGTTCTTCTAACTCAGCTTGTCTTTGTGCAGCTTCTTCGTTAGCAAGACGAAGCATTTCTTGAACTTTACTCTCAATACCACTAACAACATTATTAAGTGTTGTCATTGTATTATCGAACTTTGTTCCGAAATCATTAAATACAGAAGTAATATTATTATTAATATTATTTGTATTTGTCTCCCAAATACTCTTCATACCATCGCTAAGATTTATACCAAATTCATTAGCAGTATTAGTGATAGTATCTTTAATTTCTCCGCTATGAGTATTACTATCATCAATAATTTGCTGAATAAGACCATCAAGGTTATCTAAACGAGTATTTATCCATTCTTCAGCTTGTGCCGCTAAGTCATCTAACATCTTAGTTTGGTCTTCAATGTACTGTTCGTACTCTGTTTCTTCTAACTGGTCTTGTGCATCTTTAAGCTCTGAACTTATAGACTGTTTTTGAGATTGACCACTTTCAGAATTATCGCCCTGTAAAGCCAATAATCGTTTCTGTAACTGAGCAATAGTAGCAGTTTGTTCAGCAACTGTTCGTTGATAATCATGCAGTGACTTCTCGGCAGATAGACTCTCTTTTTGTTTGTCAATAACTTTTTGTAAAGCATTCAATAAATCATTATATCCATCGTTGACCAGATCCTTAATAGCATCTTTTTCAGAAATACTTGATTTGATAGCTTCTTGCTGCTTATCAATAAGGTCTTGTTTTCTATCTAACAATTCCTTATCATAAGGATTATTAGCAAGTTCCTCATCAATTTTAAGAATTTCATCTTTATATTTTTGAGCCTGATTTAGATATAATTGATACTTCTGAACAAGTAACGCTTGTGCAGCCTTACCTTCAGCAGTAGTATTACCATTGTCATCAGTAATACCTTTATCTTTTAATAATTCAACAAGAAATTCAGTTTCACTAATAAGATTCTCTACATCATCTCTTGTTCTATCAAATGCATCCCAATTAACTTGTCTGATGGCTTTATCATATGATATGATTGCTTTCTCAGCATCATAGATTGCAGAAGATACACTATTTATTGAACTCTGCATGTCATACCACTGCTCACTATACTTCTCAATCTTTCCTGAATCTAATGCATTTGTTAAAGCTGTTCTCTCATCTTTTAATCTTTCAAGATTAGCCATGTCCTGCTCCTTCATAGATTCATTAAGAAATGTAGAAGAAATCCATCCTTTAGTCTCAATTATATCTAATTCCTTTTGAAGCAAATTATTATATTCATCAACTTGATTAATTTGTTCTTCATACTGTGACTTAATATTATCAAACCTACTCTTAGCAAGTCCTTTTAACTCAATACCAAGTTCCTGCACAGCAGTCTTAGCACCCTGTGCTTTGTCATAGAAATCCTGACAATCAGATATAGCATTTTTGAGATCATCATCATAAATGACATCTATACTTATAGAACCATTGGCAATTTGATCCTTCCAATAACCATCCAAGTCATATGAGTTAAAAGCATTCATGTAATACTCATATGCCTGTTTCTGTGCGTTTATTTCGGATGAAAGAGTAGACATTGAATCGGAGAGGGCATTATTACGCTTGAGCCATGTAGATGTTGTGTCAGATACGATATTCTTAAGTCGTGAATATGCTGTTGAGATTTTATTTACTAAACGTTCTATCCAATTGAGCTTTTCGGCTGTCTGGGAAGAGGAAGAAGAACTATCACTGCCACCCAGACCTTGCCATGATGTATCTATGCTTGCATTAATCTGATTGTAAGCTGCATCATCTATAGCATTTTTCATCTTTTCGGCTGTGTTCCAGACAGAATCTATATTATTCTGCAATTCTTTATAGGCATTACTAACATCATTGCCATTCATTTTGAATTTATGGTTGCCGTCAGTTACAACCTTATCAAAGTTAGATTTTGAATAAGATTTACTGAATAATGAACCACCTATAGCACCTGGATTTCCTGCGGATATAGCATTTTTAGTGGCTTGAATATTAAAGTCAATACCATCATTTACACCCATAGCCTTGTAAAATTCTTTATAAATGTTTGCTATCTGCTGTATTGCCTGTGCTGTGATATTAACTTTTGCCTGTTCCATAGAAGTCCAGTTTGCAACATCTGCGCCATAAACAGCCCCTAACTGATTAATCAGTTCTGGATAATTAGTCTTAATGGTATTAAAGAAATCCTCATCTGTCTTAGCTTTCTCAACAACAGATTTAATATAAGCGTCTTTATCATCCTCATATACACCTTCAAGCTCTGCAAATAATTCTTCTTCCGATATTATACCAAGTAAATATTCAGATAAAGCCTTTTTGGCTTCTGGATACTGCTTAATAATACTCTGCATTGAAGATACGCTAATCTTACCATTATCTGATAATTCTTTCTGAATTGTTGATAACAAGTCAGCTTCTGATTGTAAATCTGCAAGAGTAGCAGTTTTAGATTTATCGTCTGATTCAGTGAGAAGAGAAGTAGGATCATCAAATGACTTTACTTCTATACTCTGTTCAATAGGGTTTTTATCTGCTTCCTCTTGAACTTTCTCCATGGCTTTCTTATATTCAGGAATATACTGTTGGAATATTTCAAGCCATGATTGCATATTTGTATAAGCTGTAGCATCATATGCATCTGTACCCTCTGCCTTTTTCATCTTCTCCATTTCAGAAGTAAGCTGATTATATAAAGTCTCCTTGTTCTTATCAAAATCCTTTGTCAATAAGTCAAGAGTATACTGTGCATTTTCAACTGACTGCTCTGCTAAAGCCTTCTGATCTTCATCAGTGGCATTGTTCAACTCTTTTACTGCGTCATTATATGCGTCTGTAGCAAGTTTAATTTTTGCTAACTGCGCAACGGCTGTATCCTTATCATTACCGCTTGTAGCCATGTTCCAACTTACACCGTTGGCAGTTCCGTCACCATTAAAATTCTTTGAAACAGATGATATAACATCTGAAGCATTAGAGCCAACATCAAAACCATTACCAAACTGTTTATTAAATGTTTTCTCTGAATCTCTAGCCTGAGTTTTTACCTCTTCATTATTAGCTTCCTTGAGTTTTTCAATCTTTTCATCTAATAAGGCATTCTGATATTTAAGGTTCTCAATCTCTGCTTTCTGTGCTTCTGTTATAGTGCCATCTTCCTGAAGCTTCTGTAATTCTTCAATTTTCTGCTTGTTTTCTTCAATAGTGGAATTATATTCAGATATGGAATCAGAATTCTTAGATACATTTTCTTCTGATTTTTCAATAGACTTGTTATATTTGTTGACTGCTGTTGTACCATCAGCCCATTCCTGAACTTCATTTACAAGTTTATACGCACCATACATAGTTCCTAGTGCTGCTGTAATCGCTAATAAATATGGATGTGCTAATGCAAGATTCTTAAGTGATGTTCCAAGACCTGTGATAGAAGTTGTAAGTTTCTTTGTTGTATCAACTGCACTGCCTTCTTTTGCAGCAACATTTGATACTCCATCTGATAATACATCTGCTACCTCACCAACTTTTAAGAATCCATCTTCTACTTTCAGTGAACCACTAACGGCACTTTCAAAGAATGTCTTCATAAGATTAGATGTTGTAACAAAATTATCCTTCTTACCCTTCACCAAGTTAAATATATCTACACCTTTAGTGATTGTCTTGTAGGTGATAAATAGTTTTATCAGCTTCGCAACGCCATCATTACCCGTAATGTCTTTTAATGACTTTGATAAATCCTTAAAGCCTTCTGCCAAAACACCTATACTTGAACTTACAATAGTGTCCTGTTCAATGATGTTTTCAAACACTTTTAATAAATCTGTTGCACCTGATAATACATCTTTTATCCAGTCAGAACTTATTACCTTCTTTGATACAGATTGAAATTCGTTCTTAAGTTCATTCTGTAAGCCCTCAACGCTCTGGCGATATATTTCATTTTCGTTAGCTGCACTTCCAAGACTGTCCTTTGACTGCTCAATAGCCTTATCAACATCAGCCATCTGTTGTACTATTGCATTAAATACATTGACTTGCCTCTTTCCTGATGCAAGTTCAGCATAATACTGCTTCTGCTCGCTTGTAAGTTGTGGATATATCTTAGCATAGTCACTCAAGATATCATATGTACTTCTTAAGTCGCCATTAGAATCTTCAATAGCAACTCCTATCTTTCCAAATGATTTACTTAACTCTGCTGATAACCCATCAATTTCATCTCCGTCCTCATCTATTGCTCTAAGTCTTTGAGAAATAGTGATAAGACCTGTAGATACTTTTTCCATGTTTCTTAACTGTGCATAACCACCAGTTAATAATCCGATTGTTTCATCTATGCTGTTACCAGCCTGATTCATTGTACCTGACACACGCTCAAGACCATCAGCCAAATTATCAAATCCAACTGGACTTTGGTTTGAAACGCTGTTCATTTTATCTACAATGGTCACAATATCAGATTCATTGATATTAAAACCTTTTAATACAGCTATCAGGGTACTCGCTGCATCAGAAGTCTGTGTAATTCCATCTGCAACATTAGTCATAAGAAGTGCCGACTTACCCATATCCAAGCTGTCTTCAAGACTAAAGCCAGCTCTTTTAAACTCTGTTGCAGCCTCTATCATATCAGAACCTGTACGACCAACCTCATCTGCTGCATCAAATGCCTTATCTGAAAACTCTAACAATTTATCAGATGTAAGGTCTGCTACCTTGTTGAACTCTGTAAGTTTCTTATCAAGGTCTGCAACCGCATTAACCATTGATTTAAAACCACTTATAACCTGGTCAATAACTTTGTAAGCCAACTGATATCTAAGAATATTTTCAAAAGCGTCTTTAATACCACTCTTCAGCCCATTAAAGAATCCTGTGTACAAACTTCCAGAAGACTTTACTTGCAATGCTATATTGTTGAACTGTCGCTGTAACTTTGAGAAATCAGCCTTGTTATTACAATTCTGTAAATCAGATATAATCTGTTTTAACTCAGAATCATACTGTGCCGCTGCCTGTCTGTTCTGCCCCATCCATATAACAATCTTATTAGTGAGTGCAGAAGCCCCTTGCATTGTTGAAGTATCAGCACTAAGATTTCTCTGCTCTTGGGCAGTTACCTGATACTGTTTCTGTAAGTTCTTTAAAGATGTGACAATCTCATTATACTTAGCAATCTTTTGTTGAGGATAACTTACTGTATTAATAGATTCCATAGAAGATTTTAACTCTTCAATCTGTGTTTTAACATTGTCTGGTACTTTAATAGAATTGAACTTTGCTTCAATTAATGCTATATCCTGTGGTAATGTTTCCAGATTGTTCTTCATTGCTTCTAATGAACTGGCATGTGTACCCTTAGAAATTTCAGCATTAAATGTCTGATACTCCGTTCTTGCTAAACGAAAATATGTTTCTAACTGTTTAATATCATCTATTGAGAATGCTTTGATAGATAAATCATTGAATTTATTCTGATTATCAGAATTAAGAGATATACCGGCTTTTTCTGCCTGAGTATTAAGAAGCTTCATCTTAGCAATCAGTTCTTCCTTCTTACGGATTACCTGATTATCTGATTCTGCCTGTCTTTGATTAGCCTTTGTTGTGGCTTCAATATTCTGTGATAATGATTTCTGACCTTCTGACCATTTGACAATGTTATGCTCCATGCCGTTTGCATCATACCACTTACCTACTGACTTTAACTTTAATGTGGCATTTGTCACCTCATTAAGTTCATTGCGATAAGTAAGTAATGCCTTTGTAGCCTGTCCATTATCATCAACATTAATCTTGTACTTGACTAATTGTCCTTTATTATTTGTGATGTCTGCAACAATTTTATTAATCTCTGCTTTAACTGCTTTAGCATCAGATAAATCAAATTGGAACGGAACTTTTACATTAAGTCCTGAAGTGTTAATTCCTGATTTTAACTGCTGATTAATAATATTCTGTTGCTGTTTGATAGAGGAAGTATCTAATTTGACTGTCCCCACATTGATTTGTAAATTTTTAGATATGCTATCCAACTGCTGTTGAATAAGCATTTGAGATTTGCTTGAATCAAGCCCTACTGCAACACGTGCAGCATTTGTATCAGACAAGTTCTTTAGTACCTGTCTCAACTGCTTGGACATAAGTTTTTGTGTTGCATTCATATCTAATCCAAGCGTAACTAAATTGTTAGCCATTAATTATAAGCCTCCTTGATAATTGATTTTAATATCAATACCTAAAGGATTATTTTTATTGAATCTGGCTATTGCTTTTTCTATAAAGTGACCACCTTCTCGATATCCAAAATTTGCAATATCTTTATGCCAGCCACTTTTCACCTTGTATCCTTCATTCATAAGTTCAATTGAGTTTATTATATTATCACTCCACAACGATTTGTGAAATGCATCATCAGAATATACTATGTCAATTATAAGCTGATTCTTTGATGGATAAACCTTTACAACATCATCAACACTTATTGAATCTCTCATATTATATGTTCTGTTATATATTGTCGGTGTATATGAGAAATACCATGAATCAATCTCTTCCTGAAGGATTTTAAGAAATCTGTCTGCTTCAACTTTAAGCTGCTTTTCTATAGTATTACCAGTCGGCAAGACAAGTTTTCTTAAATCAAAACCTAATGTATTATTCATAGCTCCTTTCCTCCAATTTTAACAATTCTAGGTATTAATATTACTTGTGAGACCTATCATCGCAAAAATCTTCAATTATTTTTATCTGATCTTCATTTAATTCATAATTATCAGACAGCCATCGAGACATTTGAGATGGATAGATTCCAACTAATGAGGCGAGATATGATTTCTTAATGCCATGCTGCTTAAGATGCTCTTCGACTTTTTGTTGTAATTCCATTTCAATGTCCTTTCTTAATGATAAAATCTATGGTAAAAAGAGATAACTTCTGCCATAGAATAGGCAGTTATCAAAATAATTTTCAAAATTATTTACTCTCTTCCCCTATATAAAATTTGTAAAAATAAAAATGGAATGTGAAATTTGCTATAAAAAATAAGGCAAAAATCACATTCCGACACTCAATTTGAAAATTTTAAATTCTCAAATATGATTCAGGCAGCAGGCTCTTTCTTGTCCTTATCCTGCTTCCCTTCATTCAATTTTTTCAAGCTGTCACTACATTTTTGACTGCATGTCTTGGTGTTCCCGACTTTTATAAAATGTCTTCCACATATCACGCATTCACACAATTTCTTTTTCCCATTACTTTGAAATGCTTCTAAGTAAACTATAGGATTATATATATCCTGAACCTCAAACAACACATTATTATCATCTGGTATATCCATATTCAGAATGAATCTTTGCTTTTGTTTATCATCTTCTATACGAATACCATCAGACTTATTGAACCTTTTGAAACTGCTATCAAATGAAGCTGCACCAACCATTTTCATAATTATATTCATATTATAATATATAGGTGTTCTTTTCTCCTTTCCATTCGGCTTGATTTCAGTTTTATGCTTATACTTTGTTATAAAGAATGAGTCTCCTTTTAATCTGCCAGTCTGTTTAGCATATTTATAATGACATAACAGTGCAAACAATAATCCTCTGTCATTTTGAAAATATGAACCATTCTTCTTTTTCTGAAGAACTGTGTCCATAAAATTCATATCTGCCTGTGTTATACTAACACTCTTTCTGCTCAATTTATTTTCAAGCATATTATCTAAGGTATCATCACCTTCAACAGCCTTTTCATAACACATTCTAGGTCTTTCCTTTATAACAATACCTGTCTTCTGATTCTGATTAAGATTATCAAGAATAACATGTCCAAAACATTTCCACAACATATCTTTAGTAGAAGTCTTAAACTCATTTTTATTATATTCCATGTCAATAATTGAATTGACTGCAAGATTAATGTTGAATTCCCCATTTTTAGTGAAGATATCTTTAATCTCTCTAATACAATGATAATGAAATACTTCAAACTTTGCTGTAATATCACGACTATCAGTGTTTCTTCTATCTATCTCTTTTTTAATATCTTGACACAACTTCTGCTTTGCTTTCTTCCTATTGTTCCATACAGCATACGCCTTTATATATTCATCACTGTATCTGTCAGGTTCGTATAGTGGTTGCTTAACACCGTTATCATCTAACACATAGGAATTGTTCATAAGATTCTTATAATCGAACTTATTCTTCTTATTATCTGCATCAGTACCAACATCATACAAAAAATGCTTTCTTCCTACTTCTTTATCAATGTACTGAGGGATTCTATCCATAGGACTATTCGTATAATCCTCAAGACTTGATGATTTCTTACCTTTAGCAAACTTGAAGAACTGTGGATACTTTATCTTTGATGGTTCAAACATGTTCTTAGGATCAGGAATGAGTTCTTTATATAACTGCTCATATTGACCTATTAAAAGATTCTTTCCAGTCTTAGGGAAGTCTATTGCATAGTTGGACATTGCACATATAACATTAATAGCATCATCATATTTTAATGGATTATCTTCTAAATCTGGTCTGTTCCACAATTTAGTAATAGCATTGCTTGATAAACCAATAATATTATTTTTGAATCCATCAACAAGAGTTTTATAAATAGATTCATTATCTATATGCTGTGCCTTTGCTTTCTGCATATCATAATATAAAGGTACATCAGGTAAGCCCTCTGTAGCTTTTAATACAGCCTTATCAGCTATAACAAGAATATGGTCTCCATCCCAGTCACACATAAGAAACAGTGAAATCATATCATGGCAGCTTACAACCGTATCACTTTCCATATACTTGAACCACTTCTTACATTCGTCTGAAACTATCAGTTTTCTTCTAGGGCATTCATATCTTGACAGGTGTGGACTTCTAAGACATAACACTTCTTCCACATCCCCCTGCTCACCATAATATTTATTATATACATGATTCTCAGGTACTAAGCCCTGCGGATTGACATTACCCATAAAGAGATATTCGCAAAAAGCGTACATGTCAGGTGCTACATAACTGTAATATCCTCTAACTGGAATCTTACCGCCCTTATATGAATTCTTTCTTGCATTATATAAGCTATGTATTTTGCTCATAATATATTTGTCCTGTATAAGTGGTGGGTAAATATCCAGTGCCTTTGCTATGTAATAATTCGCATTTTCAACCTTTCCTCCATCTGCTGCCAGTACAGCAACATCATTATCGCCAATAATTTCTTCATTTAATATATTGTCAATTGTAAGTCCTAACTCTTTCTTCACATATTCAAGGTCTGTTTTTAATTTGTATAAATCTTCTACTGCTGGCTGGCATAACTCTGTAATATCTGTATTATATGGGAGTGTCTGTAAGAACTGATATGAGAAAGTAACCTCTTCCTTCGGATGTTCTGCGTAAGCATTAATAGATAGTTTTAGATTATTTTCTTTGAATTTTTTCTTGTATTCATCCCAAGAACTGTACTGCTTCCACATTTTTAACTGACTTGTTGTAAGAATATATCGTATATCTTCCTTTTCTACATCGTGCGGAGTTCCCCACGGATCAACCAGAATACTATTATGAGATATCTCATGAGCAAACAGTCTGAAATCAAACGGAAACATAGCACCTTTGATATAACCGCCTCTTATCTGACAGCTTGAAGGTAATTCCCCTGGAATAAACATTCCTGCTCCGTCTGTATGTTCAATAGAAATTCTCTTGGTCTGATATTCTTTCGGTGTATCATTCACATAGCATTGTCCGTTATCATCCGTCTTTATATCAATGTATTTAACCTTACCATTAACAACAGTTTTAAGACCATCAACAACAATACACTTATCAATATCAATGTTCTTAGGCGGTAGTTTGCTTGATGATAATAATAACGCATTATATGATAAATACTTACCAACATTCATTCCTTTATTATCATTACCCTTATCAGCATTTATTCCATCAACTGTAAGTCCTGCCATTAAGAATGATTTATGTGCTTCATAAAATTCTTCCTTTATAAGAGTAACCTTACAATTTCTCACCTGACCTGTAGTTGCTGTGAATAATTTATATTTCTTACCACCTATAATGATTCCCTTATCTATAATCTGCCATAAGATTTCATTATGATTAATCACCATATAGATAATCTCGTCTAAAAGCTGATAATCGCACTTCTTATACCCTCTATCCGCTAATGCAAGCCTGACAATATCATTCTCAAATATCGCAATCTCATTTCTTTCATTCAAATACTTGTCTGATACTGTCCTGACAGATTCATTGTTATGAATAACCTCTGATAATTCTGTATTCTTTTTCTTCTTATCATTATAGATAGCATTCTCGTCATCTATGAATGTCTTAAATGTATTTAATTGATAAATCCTTACTCTTCCTAGTTTAAGCTTTGTATAATTGTGTTCTATAATTAACACCAACCTTTCTGTATATTCTATTTATACTATTCTCTGATTTAATTGTAATTTGTGGGTAAAAAAATACCACCAATATTCAATAAGAATATTGATGGCTAATACTTATATTCCATATCTTTTATGTGCAAACTCTCTTGTTTTTTCTTCAACATAGTCTCTATCTACCATTTCAGTATCAAAAAACGAATAGAAACAACAAGGTGTAACAAATACATAAAAAATATTTTTACCTGTCCTATCACTTAAGATATCTATAATCATATTTGCATAACTTTCACATAAATACGCATCTAATTTTTCAAATTGTTCTTGTATTATATAACCATTTTTTTCTATGCATATTAACATATCCATCAAATCTATTCCTAAATGATCTTCTACTTGTTCTTTCGTATCATAATTATATGGGTTAAATGATGAACTCATAATAAATATTCCCTCCTTTTTATTTTATTGTATCACTTCAACCATCAATATTCAATTTTCAATGTACACATATTATTATAATTACCATCCTATATAAGGCTTAAATTGCTTCTGACAGACCAAACAGACACTTTTATCTGCCAGACACACAATTACCATCTAAAACAATATCACCCGAATTTGATACCATTTTCTTTAATTTAAGCCCATACATACAAGTATTAATTGCTTTAAGGAAATACTGATTTCATGGGAAGTTTTTTCAGTTATTTACTCCGCAAATACCTTAATATCTTTTACATCTGTCAGGTAACATTCATTATCAATCTCAACAACCTTATCAATAAATAATGTATTGACCGCATCTGGTCTTATCATTTTAACAAGAAGCTCTATAGATACTGAAAATTTAATTGTTTCTAAGTCACAACCAATTACATCATATTCATAATCTTCTATTTCTGTAACTGAAAGATTCTCTATGCACCATATCATATTTTCGATAACTGTATACTCACGAAAATCTCTATCAATTCCACTCTGTGAAAGATTAATCTTTATCTCTTCTGAACTATTAGAATCATAATCACAAAATGGCAGTATTAAATTTTCATTACTATCTGTATATAAATTGTCCCATTGTTCATAATCTCCATAATTTGTTATTCGGTAGAATATTCCTTTACCGACAACAAATACATCTAAGTCCATAATGTTAGCACTCTTAATAGATGTAAGCACCTGCACATCTAATCCAAATGACCTTATCTTTTCTATATCAAACTTATCTGTCTTATGAAATGTATAATCAACCATTTTAGTATAATCTGTATTGCTTTCAGACATCTGTATAAATTCCTTAAGCGCTTCGTTCATCTCGTTGGGTAACTCATATGTTGTTATATATTCTTCAATAGACTTACAGCCTTTCATATCTGCTAGTTGCTGCAACATACTTCTTCCTAGCAACATCTTTAACGACTGAAAACTTATAACAGCATCAGTTTTTGCCCTTAGTGATTCTATCTTTGTTATCTCTAACTGTCCTTGTTTCTCCATAGCACTAGAATCTTCTGATAACAATTTATTAAATTCTGTTTCTAAAATACAATCACCACATGAAGGTATCTTTTCTATAATATTAGAATGCACTTGTCTAAAATCCGCCATCTTCATATTAAATACTTTTGCAACATCTGATACCTTTAGATATACATTATTATTATGAATCACTTTTGTATTAAACTTTATTATCTTATCTACCATTATTGTAATCTCCTTTACTCACACACAATTACTTCTACAGGATCACACTCTTCCATAAGTTCATCCCATGTAACTTCAACAAATTTACCACCCTTATAGTTATAATTAGCTTCATCCAAATAGACAAAAATGCAGTAGTTTTTAACACTATCATCAATAATCTTTCCGGTAATTTGAGTGCATAGTTTATATGCTTTTTCCCATTTCATAGAACTTATTACTTCAAAGCTATGCGTTGTAACCCATATACCAAAAGGAATATTTAATAATCCGTTAAAGTCCTTATCTGTATATGAAAATGTTTTACCAACTTTATAATATTTTTTCTCTGTTATCGTTTTACTCATATATAATTCTCCTTCTATAATCCTACTGCATCAGGCTCACCCCAAATGTCTTCATTATAATTATTATTCCTTGATATAATAGCTGCACTTTTTTTCTTTTCTATATAATCAACTATACAAGGAATATCATTAAATATATTTTCATCTCTAAGCTTTTTCATTAGTTTCTTTTGATAATCAGATCCAGGAATCGCACCTTTTATTTCCTTATTAATAAGTTCATTATCATGATGAATCTGCTTATATATCTCAATCAATTCATTATTAGAATATTGTTTTGAATACCTATCAAAATGCCAACGTAAATTATTGTATTTTGCAGATATACTACGCTTAACATTAGCTTTTTCTGATTGAACTATCTTTTCAGTTATTCCACATGTCTTCTCATAATTCTTTGCAAAAGCAATAATATCTTCCTTATCTCCATATCTGCCATAATGATTAGAAAAGCTTTTAAATTGTCCTGTGTTAATATCTCTTTTCAGCTCAGTGTGCTTGTACACATAAAGTAACTTATTGGAAACAAGAATCTTGTTATAATTCAATAATGTATTTCCATCTATCCTACTTTTTTGACATAAATACTCCTGTGACATAAACCCAACATAATCTATTTTTGCGGTAAATGTGTCTTTATATATACCTTTTGTCTTATTGATAGTTCTCATACATACAACAAAATATCTAAGCAACTTTAATTTATCTATCTTGTTATCAAGATTTAAAATAGCTTGAACTTCATCACTATATACAATCGTATAATACTTACCTTTGCCAGTAGTAAAATCCGAAGTAAAATATAAGCCACTGAGATTAACTATAAATTCACTAGCAGAAACTTTATTATCAATCAATATTAAGTTTTTATTAACAAGGGATTCAAAAGCAGACTTGACTTTTTTATAAAGAGAACGCTTAAAGCTAAAATTTCCAACTAATTCATATAATATCATATTGTATGTAATATACTGCTTATTCCTACTTGATTGATAAATGGATTTTAAAGCAATGTATACACATAATTCTTCATCTGATATTTGCATATCATCTATAATATCGTTGTTTAAATAAATCTCCAAATATTTTCTCCTTTAACATTAAAATACAATATTAAATAATCAATCATTAAACAATAAAAGAATTAATTACAGAGTACTGCTTTGCAGTACGTTAATTATCTTTTATATTACTTATTTATTTTATATTACTTATATGACTCTAAGTTACGACATTTTTATGTCGTATTTTCAGTGTTACACTATAGTGTAAATGTCACCAAAATGTCGTATTTTCAGATACGGTTTTTCTCTACACTTTGTGTATCCTCATACTCTAATAACTTTATTGTGTCAAAGTACTTCCTGTTTGCCCTGAATACTACAAATACACTACCTGAATTATTATTAGTTCCTACTCCTATAGGGACTATACCCTTCTTAAATAGTCTATTGCATTGTTCTATGTCATAGTTATATACTGGCTTACTGTCAATCGTTCTTTGCAATACTTCTTTGCCTCCTATCTAATCAGTTATAGGCATAATGCCATTCCTAACACTATGCCTGTCTATCCGTACTCTTCAATTTACCAGTATCATCACTGGCACTATTTAATTATTTATAAGGAAGAGGCTGCCATTTATCATTTGCATCAATGGTTAGCTTGCTACTTTCACCGCACACATATCTCTGTGATACTATATTCTCCACTCAGAGAAAGTTTTTTACTGATTTGATGATTCAGATACAACTTTAACATTTACAGCCTGTGTTCTGTCGGTTGTCCCATTACCAATCTCAAATTCTACAATGTTATTCTGATTCAAGGATTTACGACCTTCCATCTGAATACTTGAATAATGTACGAATACATCATTTCCTGCTTCGTCCGTGATAAATCCCCAACCTTTTGTTCCATTATAAAATTTTACTGTACCTTTCATTTCTTAAATTCCTCCGCGTTTTATAAATTTTCTTTAATTGGATTGATAGCACACTTTTCTGCAAAGCTATCAATTAGCTTGTCAAAACAATCAGGACAAATATCCAAGTCAAGCATACTTCCATCATGCTTACTTCCATAACCTACACGATCATGAATAGTAATAGGCATTTGATTTTCAAATACCTGTTCTACTGTCTTTCCACATATATTACATCTGGTTAATCCTTTTGCCATATCATCTGCGTCCTTTCTTTGTATATAAAACATCTTATAATTTCTCAATTCCATTCAAATGAACATAATTGAGAAATACATAAGTTTTCATTTCAATCTAACAATGTCAACGCTTTACGATGTGCTTCAACAATATCTCCTATATCAGAAGTAGTACTTTTTATCCCATCCATTATGTGTGATATTTCTTTATCATAATCTTTGAATATCTTCATGATTTCAACAATACCTCTACCTGATTCAAGCCATTTGTGGAACATTTCCATATCTATAGAATTAACTATCTCCCATATGTTAGGTTCATGTGTATCATCATATGTTCCAAGACCATTTACAGTATCATCGTCCACTATATACTTAAATGTTCCTGATAAATTCACCTCTTGAATCATAGGATTACTTGAAAATGTTTCTACAAATTTATCTATAGATGAGCCTGATTCTTTGAACTTATCATACACAATGTTATAATATAATGCTGATACATAAACACCTGTACGATTAATGAACTCTCTTCTCGATATAAAATCATCATACACTAGTTCGTCTGGCTTAAAATGCAAATCATATTCGCTGATTAAGCATGTTTTCTCATTCTTTTTTACCTGAGATAAATTTGCTTCCTTACTCTTGTCAAAATTTTTTACTGTTCCTTTCATTAATTAAATCCTCCATTTGTAATTATTTTTTATATAATTCAAGGTGAAATAAGCTATTCTTGTAAGATTCTTTAACAGTTCACAAACTGACCTCTACTTATATGTTCTCTGTTTACTTGCTGTGTTTCTTTAAAAAGAGCATTGTGATTTCCATATATGGCTGATTAAACGGTTTTACAATAATTTCTTTAGCTCCTGACTCCTTATTATCTTTCACATAAAACTCATTAATAGAATCATCCGTAACTGATATTTCAAGTTCTGTAAAATCATCACTGATATGTAGTTTCCAATCATCTTCATCAAGTGTATTGATATAAGTACGAAATGTATTACGCATTTTAAGGTCAAATCCAAAAAGGTCTGAGATTCTTGCACATGCACAATAATATTCATTTTTCTCATGAATTACTGCTTCCAAGAAATCCTTTAACTGGTACACATCCATTTCGTCATAATCTTTTGTTAGCACCTCGTCTGTATTAATAACCATAAGTGTTAGTGACTGACCATTCTTTAATTTGCAGGTAATATATAAAGTATCTACCTCAGCGTTATACTCACTCTCAATAGCTTCTATACGGTCTTTCTTTAAGTTGTACACCACATCATTAAACATGGTACATGACTGTGAGAATTCATACGCATCCTTATACTCCTTACAGCTATTAACCTGCATAGACATAATAGTCTGTCCATCCTCTGTGCTTACCCTTAGTCTGGTAAGCTCAAAGTCATTTACTGAGTTGAATAACTCCTTCTTGTCCACTTCCTGTCCTTTAACTACAGCTTCTACAATCTTGTTCATAATATTATTCTCCTTTTATTTATGTTCTTTTACTTTGTCTGGCAGCCACTTTATTGAGCCGTCCTTATTTATAGGTATCTGCACCTTCTGCCCATTTTCATATTCAAAAACATGTGATAACTTACCGTCATCATCTACCCTTAACCATTTCTTAATCATATTGCTGTTCATTCCTTATAAATAATCTTATATATCTATCAGCAATTTATCATTGCTTAATATATTCTTCTCCGTTCTCGGATTTACTTTTACAAAAATTCATTTAAAATATCTAACCCTGACTGTTCCTTTTTCTTCTCAACTGGCTTTTCATCATCAAATGCACCCAAAAATCCAACTGAATCACCAAATAAGCTATCCTTTGACGCTTCCATGCCCTTCTTGATGATTTCCATATTGGTCTGTGCAGCTTCTTTTATCTGATTAAGTCTTGTTCTTGGTAAAGACAATCCACTCACCATACATACATTTGCTGTCGCATTAGTTCCTATATATGTATCAATAGGAGTTCCTATTTCAGAATATAACTGGCTCATATCAACATGATTATCACATGTCATAATCCCTATATATCTAACAACCTTATCCTGCTCTATAGGTGCATATATGTTATTACTTGTAATAAAAGAAATAACTTTATCTGCATTATCCTTTCCCAGCTTTGATATAACAGCCATACCAGGAGTTGATAACAACTTATCTATTTCACTTCTATCCAAGCACCCATAATTACCGCCATTCTCATTAGCAAGAAATGCGCTTAAATGGGTATAGAAAATATCATTTATCTTCATCTTGTCATTGTGCTTTGAATTATCTAAGATAAAAACAGCCCCGATACCTTCAAGATGTTCTATTTCCTGAAAAAGTTCTACTGTATTCGCATATGATTGAAAATTCTCTGACTTATCAGGAAGTACTGTTACAATACAGATATTTATTCCAAGCTGTTTTGATAATATCTTTGATGTTGCTGCAAGCATTCCACTTCCAGTTCCACCGGCAGCAGACGCACATATAAATAATGTAGTTATTGATGGCATCTTTGCTCTTACTTCATCAATAAGCAATTCCAAGTTATCTTTTAATAATGCCTTAGACATCTTCCTGTTCTTATGACAGCCCGTTCCATTCCTGAAATGAAGTTTATTCTTTGCATTTCTTGTTGCTAAATCTTCTATAGAACTATTTGCAACAACACACGGGAATCCTTCTTCCTCAAATCGTTTTGTTAAATTACCGCCAGCCTGTCCAAGCGATAAAAATCCGTACAGCGATAAATATTCTTTTTTATACATTGTGAGTTTCCTCCTTCTTAATAGGTAATAACGCAAGACCAGATTCTGTAATGAAATAGCTTTTAGCTTTACAAACTTTCACACCTTCATCAATATATCCTAGATTCTGCATTTCTTTAATTCTTTTGTGAATGGTACTGTATTTACTTGTCTTTTCAAATTGTGAAATTTCAGATATCGTTATACCATGCACCTTATCTGTAGCCTTCTTTGTGCGTAGAATACCAAGAATCGTATATGCACATCTGTTTAATTCCATATACTTTCACCTTCTTTTATGTAATATTCCTAAAGCTTTCTATACCTTGCTTTTCTCTGATTTGATTGTCAAAAATAAAAGGCTTTAATAGCCTACTATACTGTTCTCTCTTTAGTTATCACATCCCTTAAAAATTATTTATGTACAAAAATGTAACTGGAAATTGTGGGTGAATACCCAAGACTTAAAAATGATAATTGAATTACTCAATTTCTTCTGCTATAATGTGAATTGTTGATTACACAGTACAGTTAAGTCTGTACAATTTAATTACATATCATAAAGTAGTACGCCAATACTCTTTATGAATTTCAGGAAGTGACTATCGCCAAATAGTTGCTTCCTTTTTCTTTTGTGAAGTTATAATATCACCATTATATACCGTTGTCAATATATTTTCACCATTTTCACCATTTTATTTTAATTGATTTTGGGTGAAAAATCATGTATAATTCATAAATAGAAATGAGGTGATTTTATGCTACCATCTAAAATAAAATTAACAAAAGAATTAGCAGGTAAACTCCGTGAAATCAGATTAAATAATCCTGTTAATGGTGAAATACTAACAGCTGAAAATTTATCAAAATCAATCGGTAATAATCGTGCATGGATGTCTCAAATAGAAAGTACACGCTTAAAAAATATAAAACGCGAGGATATAATAAAGATATATAGGTTGTTATTTAATATTACTTCTAGTGACGAAGCCGAAGAAAAAGCAGAATTGGATTTACTAAAATATCTTAAAAATTCTTCATCACATAATATGTTTTTTTCTTACAAACCTTATTTTGAGGAAAACGAGACTAACTTATATTCTACACAATCCTTTAATAATTCAGACGAATCAATTGATAAAGCCACAATGAAAAAAGTATGTTCTGATTTTA